GCTCAACTAGGCGTGTTATTTGCATCATAACATTGTTACCCTCCCTGTTCCGCCGTTCTTCCTAGATAGTGAAACTAGCGAATGATATATTCCAACAGATAGTTCATTAAATACCTTTTGCTTTGAATTCTCTAGACCATCTCTAAAGAATGCCGATTCCTTTATGCCCGGATGTCTCTTGAACTTCTTATGCTCATTGCTAGGTATTTCACTATGGTGCTTAGCCAGCATTCCCTTGTTAGCCATGAAGAATATGTGATTCTTAAAGTGGCTACTTGTTGAAGGACCTATCATGAACGGCTTGTCTTCACGAGTGGAATAGCTAATTTCCTTTTTAATGAAAGAGGGAACCGTGCTTGCTTTATAGCTAGTTCCCTTTCGACCAAACTCCATGATAATCCATGAAGGCAACTCTTTCTCTCCAACGAGCCTGATTGTCTTTACTTGCCCACCAATTATAAATGTTCCTCGTTGTGGAGGACGCAAGGTATATTTATTTAACGATGGAATATGACCAAATCCAATCCTAACTTTCGTTGGTGCTGAGAACACATCTGGCGTTTCAGTGCTAATCTCTCGTTTTAGCCTGTAGCTTTGCTGTAAGTCATGACTACTGTTTGCCATTGCTTGCTGAACGCTTTCCTGCATCTTCTCGCCAGCTTGGAAGGCACGGCGCTCGAACTCTTTGGAAGTAAACATCTTACCATAAACAGCCTTGAGGTGTGCTTTTAGCTCATCAACATTAGTTGGCATATAATCACTCCACTAATGATAGCTTCAATGCTATCTCATAGATGTTGGTCTGTAGAACTCCTGCTTCAAAGCTGTCTATCTTGTACCTTGCGCCCAACCAAGTTACATTCTCGTACTGGTCTAAGAATGCTTTTAATTGCGAATAGTCATTAATATCGTATTTACCGTCAACATTCAAAATCTCTTTAATCTCTTTTATGTCAACAGTTAGCAGAATTTGACCCTTTGTGAGCCTACCAGCCTTCGTATACTCATAGTTGAAATCATCTTCGGTTTCAACAGAAGCAGAGATTTGCTGTGAGGTTACGGTAGTTACGCTACCTGTTCCTCCACATGTGTCACAGTCAAAGTTAGTCGATTCTTTTCGAACAGGGTCATATCCGCAATCTGGGCAATCCATCTTAGAAGCCTTATTGAACTTTACTTGCTCATTCAAAACATGATTACCATCGCTAATGGCTTTAAGCATATTTCGTAGGTTAGCCTCTGGAATATTCATTGATTATCACTCCATTCTAATGCCTTGAATTGAAGCGCTACCATTCTTAGCTTGATAGAGGACTCTTCTGTATTCACTATCAATAATCTTCAATGTGTCACCGTGATCTTTTGCTTGATTTGTGTTGTCGAGCGTCAGTCTGCCTTTGCGCATTAAGAAGTTGTCTCTGTCGGCTTTATCTTTGGTTCTTAGCTTAATCAAATAGTGAGCCTTGACACAGAACAAGGTAACATCAAGCATAGTGATTTCTTTGTCGAATAAACCGAATGATGTCGTTACCCCTCTGTGCCAATCTAGTTCAACCTGATTAACTGCGTCTTCAACATATCCCGTCAGAAGTTCATCTGTGAATGTGAATGGTGTATCTGTGTCACCGATTCTCCTTCTTAAAACATCAATACATTCTTGCATGTTAGCCATAGCTAGAACCTCCTTTCATAATTTAAACATAACTTGCTAGAACTTTAATTGTGCCAACCATGACTGTCGATACATTACCTAGTCCGTCAGTAATAACAGCCTCATGCTTAAGACTACCTAATAGAGTCTTAGTGTCTACAGAATCCAATCTAACCGTAAACTCTCCATTGGCATCGTCAGTGATAGCAATTCCATTTGTAGTATCTTTGCTGATTACGATGTCTTTTCCTCTAACTGCCACCCATTTAACAGTGACATCACCGATAAGGGGAGCGATAGTTCCGTCTGATTTGGTTACTGTGACAACTAAGTTTTTAGTGTCACCAGCATATATTTCAAAATCTTGATTTACCAAAGCCATTTCTGCACCCCCTTATCCTATAATGCCTGTCAGTTTTTCATCTGTTTCTACTACTGCAACCAACTTATTGCCCGACTCAATCTTGGCATCTAAAGTTATCTGAATAGCTATCTTTCCGTTTAGCTTGATTATGTCAACTATAGCCTTACCAGTTACCGCATTGCCTTGCGCATAGCCAATACCATCTGACTGTGCAAGAATTATGCCAATAAGTGTGCTTATGTCTCCAATATCTACAGTTGCTTTTCCGTCTGCCGCCGCCGAGAAATTGGTCGTTAGCTGGATAGAGGATTGAATCATAGCGTATCCATTCGAAGAACCTGTTGCACTGCGGATAACAGAAGGGTCACTACTAATGAATGCCTCACCTACTGAGTTAACGCTTTCTGTCTTAATAGCAATTGGTGTTCCGCTCAGAGATGTGAGTGCATCAGATTGTCCAGCACTAATCTGCTTCTTAATTACAGCGGAAACTGATGAACTGCTTCCATCTGATTCACCATTCGCATAACTAGTGATTATTGCAATTCCACTAATATTAGAAATACCAGAAGACCCGACACTAGATGCATATGTAGGCGAACCAGAAACAGTTGACACACCATCTGAACTTGTCTGCACAGTGAACTGCCTATAGACTTGTGCTGAATCCGAAGATGCTCCTACAGATATACCGCTAGCAAATTGGACTGTCTTAACATTGGATGATGCTGTAGATGAGCCATCAGATTCTATAGCCGCAGAGAAAAGTAGCGTTACAGCAGAAGATGATTGCGATGTACCGCTTGATGTTCCAGCTATAGGCATTGTTATCTTCGGAGAAGAAGAAGGACTGGACACACCACTTGATGACGCATTTGCAAATAGAACTGACTTAGTAATAGCGGACTGGCTTGATACGCCACTGGATGAGCCAACAACGCCACTTACTGAAATGATATTTGCCCCAACATTTGCTAAGCCACCAACAGATGCGGTGGTTATTTTTTTGACAATTGGAATAGCTGAGATATTAGTTATTCCATTAGCAGATGTAACACTTTGACTAATAGCGATTGGGCTAGCCGTAGCACTTGTGGCACCATCTGATTGACCACTTGTAGTTTGTACCGTACCAGTATCAATAGTTTCAACTACGAAATCATCTACGCGAGAATCATATATAGGCGCATTAGATTTGTTAAGTCGCAGACCAGCTCTAGTAGTTACAGTACCAAACTTTGTATAATCTGTATCAGACATTAGGTAGTCAATTTTTAGAACACCATCTACATATACTTTTATGTTTTTACCTGAGCATACAGCTTTCAGTCTGTAGTAAGTATTATCAAGAGATGTAAATGGTATTACTTGTACAGAAGTGAACACATCAGTGTCAACTTTTACTAGTGTTATATTACCAGCAACGAAGCTTATAAGAAAGAAGTTTCTATTACTAACATATCTAACTAACAAAACAAGTCGCCTAGTGTTCCCAGTAGAAACGGCACCTCTCATTGAGTATGATACGCTGTAGTCTAAAGGGTTCGTTGGTATACCAACGGTTGTTATGTTTCCATCTGTATCGGAAACGCAATACCCTTCACCACTCATAATACCCCAAACAGTTGTACCAACAGGTGTCCATGTTTGTCCGCCAGTTGTTGTGGTTCCTAGCGATGTTGTACTATCTGCTCTGTCAAAAGAGTCCCTAAGCAATTCTACGCTCACTATATTTCACCTACTTTATTTCCGATTATTCAAAAAATGGGTAGAATTGCTATATAGTTTATATATAACAACCTACCCATATCGCTACTAATCTTCTGTGATTGTGATTTGACTTGCGCCAAATTGCAATTGGTCTGTATTAGCTAATGTCTTAGCTGGAATAGAACCCCAGTATAGTAGGTTTCCACCAGTAGGAGCATCGAATATTCCGAAATAGTTAACTGTAGCCCATGCACCAGTAGCGGCAAATGTAACTGCATTATTGTTTAGTGCTTGTGTTGGGTTAGTTCCACTTATTGTCCAAGCCGTTACTTGCTGTCTTGCATACCCCGGACATGTACCAACTGTTGCCTCCGTTGTTGGTTGGTCAGTTGCTAAACCAGCGGCATCAGTATATAGTCCAACATACCATGCTGTCGGGCGTGTTACCGCAGTTGTAGATAGCGCCCAAGTTAGTATTGAGTTTTCAAGACTGTTTGATTTTGAACCTGCCATTCTATATTCCTCCCATTATATTAGATACAATGGTGACTGAACATGATGTATTATTTTAGTTCTGCGAGTCTTTCTTTGATGATTTCAATCTTCTTTTCTGCCATAGCATATTCGATTGCAACCTCTAGGTAGTTTTCCAGAGTGCTTACATCTTCAACCTTAGAGACATCAGATGCTACACGCTTCCAGTGTTGCTCAAGGAATTGCTTTGCTACCGCTTTATCAAAGTCATTATCGACAGAAATTGCTTTCCCATTCATAGAAATCTCTTCGACCGTAACGGCTTTGGTTGGTTTCAATCCGTCATATACGAAGTGGTCATTTGTGTCGCCATCCACGCTCTTAATGGTTTTGACAACATTCACAGGGCTTTCCTGTTTAATAATTGACTCAACGCCAACTTCATTTGTTACTTCAATTCGTTTAGTTTTCTCGAACTTAATTAACGCTTGAATGACTTCCTCTGGGTACTTATATGGGTCTACGATGATGCTTTCTTCATATGGAATGAATAATGCACCAGCCACGATTTTACCGTGACTCAAGTTTGTAGCTTTAAATTTTTTCGACCAATCCATTTTCTCATAACCTCTCCCTGTTTAAAATAACAAACCCCTCCCTCCATATAGGAGGAGGGGGCTTATTAGATAATTATATTATACGATTAGCTGAAATCGGATTTCAATACAGCTTTCTTGTCGATTACCGCGAAGCCAATTTCTTCCCAAGCAAGAACGCCAGCACGAAGGCGACGAATTGCAGTAGGGTCGTCATAAGTAGTAAGCTTAGTACGGATAGGCATTACACCGAAACGGCTAGTATCGAACATGTAAACTTCTGTGTCAGCAAGGGAACGAAGTTCTTTAAGCTGTACATTCCAGATGCTTGACAAGCCGCCAGCTTGGAAGATTTCGCGTTGTGTTACTGGGTCGATTGTAGTGTTAGTCCAGTCACGGATGTCTTTTGCACGACGAGGCGATACATAGATAACATCAGGAGTATAACCAACAGCAGTCATTTCAGTAATCATGTCGTTGAAGTGTTTCTTCGAAAGAGTTGTTTCAGCCGAAGTAAGTGTGTTAGTACCGTCGATTGCACCACGGATAGTGTCCCAACCAGCTTTTTCTTCAAAACGAACGAACGATTCAGCAAGCTTCTCAAGAGCACGCTCTACAACATTGTAACGACCATCACGAACGAAGGATAGTTTCCACTCAACGCTGTTAGCTACTTCGAAAGTAGGAACGATAAGGCTATCGCCTACTACGATGTTTTGAGGTACTGCACCAAGACGAGGCATTACTACCGCTGTCTCGATGTCATCCATGTCGATTGGGTACTCAGCAAGTGCGCCCGCTGGGATTTCGTCAACCGCGAAGATATCACGAACAGAAGATTGAGGAGCGATTGCTTTCAAAACTGGAACGGAAAGGCTTGCCGCTAGAGCAACGCGCATTTCTTCGTTGGAAGCAGTAGCTTTGAATCCTTCTGTGAACTCAGCTACTTGCTCTTGGCTCAATTTAGCGCCAGTATTCACATCACTAGCAAGTGAAATATGAAATTTCATTTATTTGACCTCCATTATAGGTTATGGTTTAATTTTTGTTTTTGTTATTAGCCGATTAGCGACTTAAAGCGAATTACTACACCAGCACCAGCAGTTGCGGCAGACTCAGAAACAGCTACAGCGTTACCAGATGCAGTTGCAGTCAATTTACCGCCCGCACCAGCGTAAAGTTTAGCACCAGCAGTTACAGTACCAAGGAATTGGTCAGTCTTGTAAACGCCACCGTTAGTGTAAACACCAACTTGGTCTACGCTTACACCAGCGTCATGAGTAACCGAGTTAAGTTTGAAGTTGTTAACAGTTGGGTCTACAACATCTTGTGCTACGATACCGAAAACATCTTCACCAGCGCCAGCCGCCGCGATTTTGCCTTCTGCTGTAATTTTAACAAGTTGACCAGCAGTTAGTAGTGCATCGGACTTGTAGTTGTTTACTAGTTGTCCTTCGTGAACGATTTTTAACATTCTGATTTTTCCTCCTCATAGGGATTAAAGGTTATTTTTTGTTATCTATCTATATTATTTAGCAGATAGATGACCGAAAGGTTTGAACTCTTTAGTTTGAGTTTCAATGTTTAAGCTTGCGCTTGCCTTTGGTGTCTCGACTACGATTTCTTCTTCAACTTCTTCTTCGGATGCTTCTGCTTCCTCAAGAACAGGTTCTTCAACAACAGGTACTTCCTCAGATGCTACAGCAACAGGTGCTTCTTCTTTCTTAGAGCCAGCAACTTCAACCAATAGGTCTTTGAAGTCAGCGTATTCTTCGTCAGTCATACCTTTAAGCTTTGCTTGGCGTGCTTCGGAAAGTTTGATTCCCAAATCACTCAATTCAGCTTGGCGTGCTTGTGCAACTTTTTCTGCTTCGATTTCACCAAGTTGACCTTCTAGTTCAGCAACTCTAGCTTCTAGGCTAGCTTTTGCGGAATTAGCTGATTCTAGTTCAGTTGTCAATGTAGCCACTTGAGCGGATAGGTCAGATGCCTGTGCTTTGTAGTCAACATTGCAATCGCACTCTGGTGCATTGTCACAGCATTTAGTTTCTTCTGCTTCGCTTGTAAAAACAGGAGTACCAGTAATTGTTAGGTCAACTGTTTCTTCACCAGCTACAGCAGTATTAGCTTTCTTTGTCATTTCCTCTGTTTCCTCCTTATCTGGATTATCAGATGCTTTCTCTACATAGATTTGCTCTACTTCGATAGCCTTTTCAAAATGAATTACTACCTCTCCATCCACTATGTTATAGAAGCCTTTGTAGATTCTTGTGCTGTCAGGGAATGGTTTGGAGTAGTCTATTAGTTCATATATAAAGTAATCTTCTGAAACTCTCACTAAATATGCGTCTAGTGATTCATCGAATGAAGAGTAGTGTTTATATATCATCGTTGCCAGCGTAGATTGGATTTCATCGAAGAATAAATCCCTTGCTTCTGCGCTTTCAACTTCACCAGCTACACCTTTGTAGTAATTCGTATTAATCGTAGCAACCTCTGATAAAAATGTATCAAGAATACTTCTTACCTCTGAGACAAATTGCTCTTTGGTTCTATTTTCGTCTTTGTTGAATTTACCAACAACAGCACTCTTCGCTTTGTCAAATGCTTTCACATACTTAGCGACTGTTAATGCTGTAAGCGTTTCCTTATCAACCGTTTTTGATTTAAAATCATTGATTGTGCGAGTGATTGCGTCAGCAACAGCTTGTGAAACCTCTTCCACATTCTCTGCGCTAACCTCAATGCCATGATTGCTCAAATCTTTAGCAACAGATAGGAACACAGCTTCTTTGTCAGCAGGATTAGCTACAACGCCAACTCCACCAAAGACTACTTCGTTAAACACGCGGGTAACTTTATTACCCATGTACTCACGACCAACATATTGAATCAAACCAAGTTTCTCTGCATCTGCTTGTGTGTACAGTGTGTCGCCAACTTTGTAGTTAGCATCTCTGTAATAGCATTCCATCGAAAGTCTTAGTTCGCCAGTAGCGGCTTTCTTTTTGATATCTCCCGACAGTTCTGGATAGATAAACTTCCATACTACGCCGACAGCTTCAATGTAACCTCTGCCACTAGCGTCTTCTCTGTAGGCACTATCTAGCATTGTACCGATGATTGGCTGACCATGCTCCCAGTCAATTGGCTTGTTTCTAGGAGTGACCTGAGCGGCTTGCAATACTTCTTTAGTGAAGTAATCGCCATTCGCATTAACACCTTCATGGCATAGGATAAACCTAACATGCATAAGGTCTGGGTCTAACTCGATAGTCGAATCATTGAAAGCGAATGCTTTGTCGAAAGTTTCATATGCACCTTCGGCAAATGGAACATCTACCCTCTTGAAACCAGAAGCTAGAAGTGCTTCAATTTTATTCTTGTCCAAGTTCTCACCACCTTTTAAATGAAGTCTAGGTCACATTGACAGTTTGCGTGTGGTCTCGATGGAATGTCTGCAATCTTAAATTGCTGTCCATGTAGCCCTCTGCAAGTGTTGCAAGTGTTGTCAGCCAAAGCAGAACGCCAAACAGCGGTTTGTTTACCAGCTAGTGCGTTACCTTGGATTTTAGCTTGACGCAGTGACTCAGTAATACCATTAGTAGCAATCATCGACACTCTAAACTTGTTAGCTTCGAATGCACGAGCAACGGATTCTACAATATCATCTGTGTTATCAGAGAATGATTCTTCACGAATGTCGTTTGCCAATTTATTGATATAGCTACTGTTCCAACTCTGCAAATCAGCTTTAACCTTCTGGCTGTTTCTGTCAAAACCCGTATGATAGTTACTTATTTCGCCATCAAATATATCGGAAATTGCCTTGTCACCAGCTACACTCATTGTCTTAAACATCGAAATAATAATTCCAGCTATAATCGCTTTAATAACAGATTCATCTTCGTCCTTATTTTCTTCGACTACAGATAGAACTTGTTCTTGAATCATTTCGTAATAGTTCGCCAGTTCACTCTCATAATCTTCGAGTTGATTAGCATATGATGCCGTAGCTTTGCTAGTTTTTGGCTTAGGTGGTTTGCCGTTATTTTGAACAGGAGCAGTCTTACGCTTCGAATAATTTCCGCCAGTTCCAGTAGGTCTGCCGCCGCTTGGCGATGTTTGATTACCTTGGAATGGTTGCTCAGGTGGCAAGAACAAACTAGAATTTTTCTCATTGCGCTTCTTCATTTCTATAACTGCTTCATAGTCACGACCAGTTTCAACTAGAATATCTTCCTCATCAATCAAGCCACGGTCATACATAGCAAGCAGTACATCGCGGATATATGTATCTTCACGAAGGTTCATTCTGTTGAATCTTACTTTAGGGTAAGTCTTAAAGCCGTTTTCTTCCGCAATACGCTTGTATTCGCCCTCTAACCAGTCTTTAACTTTCGCTCTCGCATTTTCAAGTCTCTCGATTAGTGATAGGATTGAAACCCAAGCAGTAGAGAAGTTAGCGCCTTGTCCATCTAGCAATACTCTGCTCACGCCAATACCAGCTAGAATATCATCGTTAACAGCCTTGTATTTATCGGCGGTCAGCGTATCAATACCCTCTGGCTTGTGGAATGTAACTTGTAGCGTGTGGTTCCAGAATATTGTATAAGCCTTATTAGGTGTTTGGAACAATTCAGCTATTGCCTTTAAATCATCATCAGTAGCAGGGAAATCTTTGTCACCAACTGTTACAGTAACAAGTTGATTAATGAGACCTTCAATGGTTGACATGTCCATCATGCGAAGCTTTTGCTTATACAAGATTGGCTCAAACACTCTCTCTAGGAAAGGAGTAGCATATCTTTCGTATGGCTGTCTCTTTCTTGTAATACGAGATGTGTGCTCTGGGCTTAGTACAACTAATCCATTACCTGACCTAATTGCCTTAACAATATCAGTAGGGATTTCTGCTAGTAACTTCTTAGGTGCATCTTTAGACTTAACCAGATTGATTAATTCCGCGTTCAATTGAAGCTGGATAATCTCTTGATTGAAAAGAAGCGAACCGTCCACAATGACATTCATTGGGTTAAGAATTGTGTACCCAGCAGGGAAATCATATTGTGTTGTTTCTGTCCCTGATGAACTCTTCTTGCTCTTTTTGACAGTGGCTTTTTTATCGCTTCGATAAATAGTTACATTTCCAGAACGATAGTATTCAAGGAAGATACCTTCTAGCAGTTGAGCAATCTTGACTTCTTCTGCCCATTTATCGTACAGCTTTTTAATTTCACCATCATCGCACTCGTTTGTGTATCCACTTGAACTAAAGTCAGCCATAAGGTCAATAACAGTGCCGACAATCGGCTCTTTATGATATAGGTCAACAGCTAGTTGAATCTTCTTGTGCGGGTCAGTTGGAGTTTTTAGTGCTTGCGTATATGGAACTTCTGTTGATGTATTGTAGAATTGTCGATACTGTGGAGCATCATATCTATTAATAACACTACCCTTACCCAGATGAAATTCACTATCGAACTTTACGCCATCTTTGGTATGTAGTGAATCAAAGTATTCATTAATCTTAGAAGCATCTACTGAAAATGTAACTTCTTTCCTACCATTTCCCAAGTCCTTTGTAGAAACAATATTACTTGGTTGGTTTGTTTCTTCTGGCATGCAACTACCCCCTCTCTATTTAATATATTAAAGAATTACTATGCAAAAGTCTGCAACTACCTATTTAAGTATGAAGTAGATGCAAAACCTCTAGCCAATTTAGGAACTGGTGGTCCAGCTATATCCCTTTGTAGCTCCCTTGCTCCCTGACATGCTAGCAGGAAAGCAGAGTAACGGTCTTTCTTCATCCTTTGTTTCGGCGTATCGAAGTGTTGGAATCCATTTTTCAATGGAGTAGTAACAATAGTCATTGTTTCTTGAACCATCTTGTCAATCTCATCAAAGATTTCACGATACACCATTCCATCATCTTCTTCTGTTGGAGGCTGTGATGGAATAAGAACTTTGCGCTTCTCAAGGTCTGCTCTAAGGTCATAATTCATACTGTTTATTGACTGCGCGGAGAAAACTTGCATGCGAAGGATTCTGCGACCAGCCGCATATTGGAACTCTTCGTTATCCATATCAATAATAGCTTCATCCACTTTCCATCTTGCGCTTTCCGCATCAAACCAAGAATAGTCTTCTGCCAAGTAATCTCGAATGGTTTGACCACCACCACCGTTATCCATATGGATACGAACGACTGTACCGCCATTCTTTTCATACTGCCTAATTTTTGTTCGTATAAATTCATGCATCTGTGGGAATGTATTCTTGTTAAGAGAATAAGCCGCTACAATCTTATTACTAGGAACACCTAATCGAATAACTACAAGTCCGAAATTGTCACCACTACGCGCAGGGTCAATTCCGAATACATACTCTGCACCTTTTTCTCCTTCTGGCTCAATTAAAACGAAAGGTTTTCTTGCGCCGTTCAATAGTTGCGCAGGGAAGAACCCATCAGAGTCGGGCGGGAATAGGCACATGTACTCCATCATGTATTGCAATTCTGTTAGCGTTGCTTTCGCCGCTTTAATGATTTCGTCATCCATCCAACCTTTAGGCATATCGTCAACTGTGTAGACATGTAAACCATAGTTCGGGTTGTAGTCTGGTGAAGCTGGATTAGTCCACTCCATGTATTGACGGTACTTATCATATAGATGATTGAATTGGAAATAAGCGGAACTTGCCATTACAAGATGGTTCTTACGACCTGTTGTATCAAATGGGTCTTGCTTTGTGTTCATCATCGGCAAAATAACTAAGTTAATAATGTCAGCAGGAATTTGTGCTACCTCATCCATTACTAGTGTATTAGCACGAGCACCACGAATCTTTTGTCCATCACCTAGCGGGTATGCTATGATCTTTGAACCATTTGATAGGTGCCCTTCACAGGCATTAGGACCTTTGGTTGGTGCCTTCTCGCACGCTTGCCTAAATAGTGGAGATTCATCGTAGAACTTAATTACCTCATCAAATGTAAACTGTGCTTGACGGTATGAACTAGATGCAATAACACACTTCTCGCGGGGATATAACATAGCCTTTAATACTACATAAAGTGCAAGTAGGAATGTCTTACCGCCACCACGAGTTAGAATGAGTAGGTTAAACTGGTGCTTCCATAGTCCACGAAGAATAAGTCTTTGGTGAACTGCCAATCTACATGGCTTATCATTTCTAACTAGCAAATAAGCAGACGCTAACTCTGGGTTCGTAATGAACTGGTTAATCATCTGCCTTTGTTCTTCTGTGAGAGATGTCTGGTCTCCCGTAACGAAACTAAGATTAATCTTGTCCGCCATCTGAATCAGCTTCCTCTACATCTTCCGCTATCTCGTAGAAATCAGCATCAACTGTTAAAGACCTTTCCCTTTGTTTCTTGTCGCGCAAAAATTCTTCTTCTTCCGCCGCCTGTTCTTCCAGTTGTGCTTGAATATTGCCACCCATTAATTCGCGTGCAAATTGCTGTGCGATTGTAGCAATCGAGATGGAAGTCATTTTTTCGTCCTGCTTTAGACGCTGTTTACGCAATGCGCCTAATGCCTCTAGGTTTTTATTCAGTCTTGTACTGCACTCATTGAACGGTCTGTCGATTTCAAGAGATGGAGTCTCAAACTGTCTTCTTAACATCCTATAAAGCATAACTTCATCAATCAGTACCATGTGAAGTAAAATCTCGTCCGCCGAACCATTGATATCGTAGTCTTTTAGGTATGCTTCTTTTCTTTCTTCGTAAAGCGTTTGCTCATCTTCATCTAAGATTCGCTTTACATATCCGCCATGACTCATAGTGCCTTCCCCTTTGTTTCTCCCAACTCGGAGATTTTGCAATGATTTCGCTTTTCCTTCTGGCGTTTTAGGACCTGTTAAGCCCGCCGCCCTTCTTGCTAATTTCTCATCGCTAGTGAAAATCTTGACTTTTTTCCACTCTTTATTAGCAACTTCTTGTATCTCTTCTTTCTCTAGCCTTCTTCTTGCCATTAATTAACCCCCTTTGCGATGCGCCTTTATACAGAAAGCTTCCGCTCTTATTAAATAAAATGCCATTTTCCCCTTGACTTCCAATACAGATATTGGTAAGATGTTAGCAGAAGCAAACACAAGGAGACGATGGGTATGAAAAAACAATTTAGTGAATTTACTGACTACATGCGTGTAGAAAAAAACTACTCCGAAAAAACGATTAGAGAGTATGGAACAGACATTGCGCAATACATTGATTTTGCCGCAATCACATGTCCCGAAGACATGAGCAAGGCAAATATCCGCTCATTCCTAGCAAAGCTGACAGAAAAACAACTATCTGCTACTACACGAAACAGAAAGCTTGCCGCTATTCGTTCCTTCTGCAAGTTCATGTGCGAAGAAGGATATTTGAAATTTAATCCTGCGGCTGACCTATCAACAGCTAAGACAGAGACAAAGTTACCTGTTGTCTTTTCGGAAATCGACACTGGCAAGTTGATTGATTCTGTCTCCGACATTAGAGATAGGGCGGCTCTTGAAACACTTTACGCGCTAGGCATTCGTGTTGCAGAACTTGTCGGTATACAGGTAAAAGATATTGATTTTATCAATCGCAGAGTCCGTGTGTTCGGAAAAGGCAGAAAAGAGCGTGTTGTGCCGATGAACAACTCTGCTAAAAACATCTTGCTTGAATATATCTCAACCCTTGAGAGGAACGACCTAGATGACTATGTTTTCCCAAGCCCTGTTAACCAAGGAAAACCAGTTACAACAAGAGCCATGTATGATGTCGTTATTAAATACGCCAAGTTAAATGGCATGGATGGAATGAGTCCACATAAGTTCAGACACGCATTTGCAACACATATGCATGCTCGTGGAATGGATATTCGTGACCTTCAAGAGCTACTAGGTCATGCTGATATTGGCACGACAACAATCTACACAAAGGTTGTAAATGAAAACCTAGCTAGAAACTATCACTCTGCACATCCAAGGGGCTAATCCCTTCTCGGATACTTTGGATTCCTCGTTTTTTCGCACGAGAAACATTGGATTGGTTAATTTGCAGTGATTCTGCAATGTCATATTGAGTCATATCATCAACGAAACACATGAATAGGATTTCTTTCTGGTGAGGGGTTAGTTTATCTAACTCCTCTTTGATGATGATTGATTCTAATATCTTGTCTTCGTTAAATTCACTCTTCGTGTCTTCTAGGCATTCGTAAATCATATATGTATCAGTTATGTTTCTTGTGCTTGGAAGATTGTTCTTTCGCATTTCATCTAGACTTACAGTAATTCTTTCATCGTTGAAATAGTTCATTTCTTTTCTGTAATAGTTCCAGATTCCATTTCTTGCTCTTGAAGTAATGTGACGCAACGCAGACGGGTCTTTATCTTCGTCATAATCATAGATGGCTTCGATTAACTTTAAGTCGATTTGTTGAACAATATCGTCAAATTCAACACCTTTATTGGCGAACTTTTTTGCAAGAGCAAACCTAAAAGGCTCTAGCTTCTTACAAATTTTCCCGACGATATCTGCTCTTTCTTGTCTGTCTTCTGTTGCCTGTGCAAGTGCAACCAACATTCCGATTTCAATTTCACCTTTACTCACCGATAGTGCCTCCTTTCATTTTCGTGTATCGTTTTTTAGACCTTCAATTGTTGAACCTCTAGACCTTCAACTTTGAGACCTCCAATCTTGGGACCTCCCAAAGTTGCACCTCTAAAACCCGCATAAAACCTAGCATTGGCAAGGTATATCGTGTTTTTCTTATTAGTTAATATAATATATATAATATATAATAATCTTTTAATTATAATATAAGTATTAAGTTAACTAATTAAATCTAATAAGATATTACCGAAAACGAGTCGAAAATTCGGCACTTCTCCAAATCCCTTGCCAATGCCGACATTCTGTGTTATAATACAGGTATAATATAAAAGGGGAGGGGTCAAAGACTTGAAGCTATTCGCTTTCATGGGGGCGAGTGGTAGCGGCAAATCAACGATTCAACATACACTGCCATTGCCATTCTTGACTCACTATGTTACACGCAAGCCACGAGAGGGCGAAATCGACGGATACCACTTGAAGCACATTTCACGAACTGAATTTTTTGAACTGTACGAACTTGGTGCTATCCAGACTAAGACGGAATATGCAGATAACTTTTACGGCGCACCACACTCAATGCTTGACGATGTAAGGAACGGCATCCCATATCACGCAACTGCAACAATTGACAGCATAGCACAATTTAGACACTTTCTAGGTGATGGAAATGTCGTAGTAATCTATATTAAACCACCTAGCATCGAAGCCCTAACAAGTAGAATGCTAGCTAGGGGAGATTCACAAGAGAACATCGAGAAACGAATTGCACATATTTTTTCCGCCAACGAATTGGCAAATGAAGAGTTTGCTGACTATGTAGTTATCAATGACAGCTTAGAAGACGCAATCGCACAGGTTTACACGATTATACAAACAGAGTTAAAGGTTGACAACCTAGAACAATTCAAACGAGTAAAGGAGTTTATGTATGAAGGTAGCAATAGTAAGTGATACCGAAGGGAATCTTCCCGCATTTAGTGCGGTACTAAAGCATATTGAATCACAGAATGTCGATTTGAAAGTACATCTCGGCAACATTACAGGTTTTTGCCCGTTCCCCGATTCATGTGTGGAACTAGCAGTAAATAATTTTAATTATATCTTGCGAGGTCAACAAGATGATGCAAGCGTTGACATCGAGTATGCTTTAGGTTTTCCCCCGCTAGAAAAATTGGCGGCAGAGTGGAACAATCAAAAAATCAACCCAGATAGTCGAGAG